GAACAAACATAAAAAAAGGCGGCCTTTCAGCCGCCCTTTCCTTATCGGTTATGCGCGTCTGCGGCGGGTGGCAGGCGCGTCATCTTCGATGACTTCTTGAGGTGTGTCTTCAGGTTCACCGTCAAGGCTAATCCACTGCACAATGTCAAACACTGGTGTGTAAATACGCCCATAGGCTTTGTGCTGATAATGTTCTTTGCTTAGCGCAACTACAGCCACAGGCTTAGTTTGGTCTGTTTCTACCTGATTAGCGATATTGACTGCTAATGTTTGTACGGCGCGTTTACCGCCCACGCTGGTGACTGTGTAGCGTACTTCTTCGCCTTTGTCTTCGCCATCAATACATTTGAGGGAAAAGCCCACTTGCGTTTCCCAACCACGTTTAGCGGCGGCAGGCGCAGGCTCAACTTGTGGCAATGGCTCAGTCACGCTAACCATTTTCTCACCTAATACTTCACCTTCACCCCACGCAATAAAGCCGTGCGTAAAGCTGAACGGATTAACTGCCCAAACAGAATCATTATCCACTTCAGTTTCAGACGCGCCATATACCCAGTGACCTGTTCTGTCCATTTTAAGGATAGTCACGCCACCTGCGCTGTTGGTGTCAGTTTGGATGTTACGAAGTGCATTAGAAATGCTGTTAACGGCTGGAAGGTTGGCGTTGCCAAATACTGATACGTTATTCATTTTAGTTTCCTATAGTTTATTGAGGGCGTTTGTTAATTGTTGCCCGATTAATAAGACAGTAGGGCGCGGGTCAGATTCGTGCGCCATTGTACTGCCAGAAGATACCACTGCGACAACATCATCCGGCATGGGCAGTTTCAGAGCCTTTAATTTCTTCTCTGCTTGCGCCGGCGAAACCAATTTGGAATCGTAGATGTCATTATTTGTCAGACCAAGAGCCAAAAGCGATTCAACTGCTTGCGCCTCATTAGTCCATTTTCTTGTCCCCCGCTTTGCAACAAGTTTGTAGTTAGGGACTGGTTTGCCCGCTTCAAGCATTTGAAACGCTAATGCTCTCAAATCGGTAATCCATTGTTCCAGAATTTCAGCTTGTTGTAAATAGTTTGCAATAGATTCTGCATCAATATTATCTAGCGTTGCTTTCAGCGCTCTATCTACCTCACCTGTCATTAACGGGCAAGTTGGTTTAGCCGCGCACCACTTGCAGTGTTTGCCACTGGCTAACGGTGCATCAGGTGTTTCAGATAAATCGATAGCTTTCTTAAGCGTTTTCTCAAACTCACGAATGCGTTTAGCATTAGTTTTCCAGCGCTTAACAGACGGGGGTTGAACAATCACAAGTTCAATAGACGCCGCGCCATCAAACACCCATTCTAGCCCTTTTGTGCGCATTGCTGCGCCGGCGTAAAACAGGAGCTGCTCGTTTTCTTCCACTTCCACGCTAACGCCACTGCCAAACTTCCAATCTAATATGACAGCGCGGTCACCAAGTCTGCCGATAAGGTCAACGCTACCGAACACGTCAGGCAAGAAATCACCGTAGCTTACGTTAGCTTCAACGGTAAACTCCATCGATTTAGAAGGGTCAATTTCATCAAGCGCCGCCAGCGCCGGTTCAATCTTTTCTTTTGCCAGCTCAGTCGTCATATCAATACCTGCATACGACAAACTGTAAATGTTAAAGTTATCCTCAGTGAGTAGTTTTTCCATTGCAAGGTGGCAAAGCGTCCCTTCATCGGCATATGATGACGATGGCTTAGGTGGCATTTGTTGCACCAGCTTAACACTGGCAGGACACGCGATAACTCGTTTGGCGGTGCTACCGCCGGCAATACTTGAATGGCTCATTTTGTTTCCTTTACTTTTAAAGTATGTAATTCACCAATTCTAGCGGCATTGATTAGCCACGCTAATTGGCGCAATAACCCTTGTTGATGTTTTACATATTGCTCTGCGGTCATTTGTCTTTCTCCAAAAGTGTTTTAAATAATTTCTTACGTGGTCTTTATCTATGTCGTACCGCAGGTTTAAATCATCCATCATCCTTGCCCGTGACTTCCTACCATAGTAATAAAACTTACCGCATTTAGTTAGGGGCATCATCTTCCTCCTCATATTTCTCTAAACCAGATAGCAACTTTAAGATACGGAGTGTTCGTACAAATCATTTACCATCTTATCGCTCCTATTCTTTTTAGCACCGCATGGACTTTATAAGGGCGCTCTTTTCTAAATAGATGCGTCATAGTCATATCTCTAGTAAACATCGCGTATTTAAAACTGCGCCATTTTACGTCGTAGCGATTGAATCCTTTTTGGCGTACTCTCATAGTTTAACCTCTAATTGTTTAATGAGATTGCAGTATATCAAAAAAAGTTTGCAAAGAAAAGTTTGCAATGATAAACTTTAATCATGTTAGAAAAAGACATCGAAAAATATTTAATAAAAGTCGTCAAAGAAATGGACGGCAAATCATATAAGTTCACCTCCCCTGCTTGTCGGGGAGTGGCAGATAGAATTGTGTGTTTACCTAATGGCAGTACATGGTTTATTGAGCTTAAAACCGCAGGTGGCAAGCTGTCAGCACTGCAAAAAGTTTTTGCATCAGACATGGGCAAACTTAATCAAAAGTACGCTTGTCTTTGGAGCAAAGAAGATATTAACAACTGGAGAGAGAATAATGATTGAATTTTTACAATACCTTGATGAAAGCAATTTGGCATACCTTATTATGCTGTTTTGCTTTTTAATAATGGCGCGTTTACACCTCAATGCGCTAACTGAAATTACACGCCTTCGTAAAATCATGAAGCAGGTGATGAGATGAGCGCAACACTTGGCACATGGATTAACACACTTCGTGAATTACAAGATGAAGTTGGTAAATCAGCAACCATTTCTGCTTTTGCTCACGCTGATACGCCTAACGATATAGGTTGCACACTTGAAATTAGTTATGAACGCCTTGAAACTGATGAAGAAGAATCTGAACGTCTTGTAAATGAAGATTTAAAAATTAAAAAGATTAAAAATTTTTCCGCTGATTTTGGCGTAACTATTAAAGAGGTTAATTTTTTATGAAAGAAATATACGAATTTTTACTAATGCTCGACCAAACAGGCGCAGCATATTTTATTTTTATTATGACTGCTATTTATTTTTGGGGAAAAAATGGCAAAGCACAAATTGAAATTGTAATTTTAAAACGTGAAATTTTGAAATTGAAGGCAAGTTTATGACCAAAGAAATAAAAACAGGTGGTGCAGCATTTCCATTGCCAATGGGTTCAGAAACTACACAAGGTTCAGAGGGTATGACATTGCGTGATTATTTTGCGGCTAAAGCAATGCAAGGTTTTTGTGTGGCGGGTAATATACATTTTGTTGATGTAGATGTTTCAACTAAAAAGGCTTATTTAATGGCAGATGCAATGTTAAAAGTAAGGGGTGAATTATGAGAAAACATACAAAAGGTCCGTGGAAAATTGATGGTAAAACAGAACTGTGTATTACTGATGTTGACGATATTAGTAGATTTATTGGTTCGGCATCTATTATGGGGGCTGGTAATAACTATGCAGAAGCATACGAAGAAGCAAAAGCTAATGCAAGACTAATGGCCGCTGCGCCTGAAATGATGCAGGCTTTAGAAATTATTTATGAGCATTGGAATAATGAGGACAATGTTTACTATGGGATGGATGATGAGCTTTTTCCAATTATGAAAACAGCAAAACAAGCAATCGCCAAAGCAAAGGGGGAGTAAATGAGCGCAACACTAGCACTAACACTGTCATTTTTAACCATTGACACCAACATAGACAAGAAAGGCAGAACAACACAGGTTGAGCGCATTGCCTACACAACAACCAGTATTGTTTATGACACGCGCCAAGCATGCGCTAACGCAAAGGAAGAATATAATCTTGCTGTTGGTGCTTACCAGATGTCAAAACGCCCAGCACGGGTGATTATGGCGGTCTGCAATGACAGCGCAACGGGAGTGGTAGAATGAAAAAAGATTTAATTTGGGTGGCTATTTGTTCATTCTTGATAGGTGCATTGCTTTGCTTTATTACAATAGCAGCAACACACAAACATCATTATGAAATCATTAAAACAAATATTGGCGAGTTTGTTTTAAGAGATGGCAAGATTTTTACTGTTTATGAGATGCAACGCAATGTTGCGGGGGATATGGTAGCGAGATGAATGATTATGAAAAAACAATTGCAGTCTTACAGGATAGAGTTAGAGCATTAGAAGAACGCCTTACACCTTGTGATGGTGCTGTTGCTGAACCTAAAAAGTGGTCGCCTGTTGGTGGGGATTGGTATGTTAGCGGGTACGGTATAGTTTTTTGTTATACCCCAACAATTGAAGGTTACAGCGAATTTGGCGTTGTACGCCCAACACAACAACAAGCAAAACGCGCAGCGATTGAGATGCGCAAGTTTAATCGTCTGCTTGCGTTAAGAGATGATCTGTGTGGGGATGATGCTGGACTAGGTATATATCATGTTATTTTTCAAAATAGAGATGGGACATATTTTATTGGATATTCTGAACAACAAAATAATGAGATTGGTTCAGTTAGATTCACAACAAAAGAATCTGCCCAACGCGCTTGCAATATGTTGAATTCTGGGGAGGTGGAGTTATGAAACAGATTGCATTAGAAGAACACCTGATTAACAGGCTTAATGAATTAAAAGAAGAACGTAAAAGCCTGAAGCGTCAAAAACTGCGCAGCATTAAAGAAACCAT